AGAATCTACAAAATCTATGCGAAGAGTATAGCGCTATAATGAAGGTTAAGTAATGAAAAAACATACTAAAGTATATCTTAAATTTTTTGGATTTGACGAAAGCGATTTTATACCCTGCGAGATCTGCGGATCTAAGGCTGTAGATATACACCATATCGAAGCTAGGGGAATGGGCGGGACTAAGTCTGTAGATACTATAGATAATTTAATGGGCCTATGCAGGGAGCACCATTTAGAATTTGGAGATAAGAAACAGCATAAACAATATTTATACAATACGCACGAGTTTTATATAGAATTAAGGAAGAGAGGTAAATTATAATGGCAAAGAATAATAAAATAAGATTAGTATTTAAATCAAAAAAAATAAATACAATGAGTTACCCTAATTTAGTAATAATTAATTCTCCTTGTGGAATTGAAGTATCTTTTAATGGTAAATTATAATGGCAAAGAAAGCAGTAGCATCAAATAAGCAAGTATCGTTTGGTAAACGCAAAGTAGGGAAAGCAAAAAAACATAAGAACAAACGCGACGATGCAAAAAAATATAGGGGCCAAGGAAGATAAAAATCCGTTAAGGGTCGTGCACTACTATTCGTTTTCGCTTTAGTGTTTGCACGTTAAAATAAGATTAATTAACAGTGAGATAACAGTGAGAAAATGGCTAATAACGAAAACTTAAAACCATTCAAGAAAGGTGAAGTAGCCAATCCAAATGGTAGACCAAGAAAGTATGTAAGTGAACTTCGTGCGCAAGGATATAAACTTGCTGAAGTAAACGATGCAATACAAGTATTAATGTCAATGACAATAGATGAACTCAAAGAGGTTTACACAAATCCGAAAGCTACGGTACTTGAAAAAACTATCGCAAGTGCAATCAGAAAATCAATCGAGAAAGGCAGTTTATATTCTATTGAAACTTTACTTACACGAGTATATGGCAAACCTAAAGAACAAGTTGATTTAAATGCTTCGGGTGGTATGGAGATAAAGGTAGTTTATAGCGATGGAAGTAACGATACAACTGAATAAACCACACGATGGACAACGTGCAGTATTGGAAAGTGATGCGAGGTTTAAGGTTCTTATGTGTGGTAGACGCTGGGGCAAATCATTAATCAGTAAAAACATTTCAATAACTGAAGCACTAAATGGCAGAATTACAGGATATGTTACACCTACTTATGCTTTGGCAAAGGTGTTTTTCGATGAAATTGCGAAGATAGTACCAAGTGAAATAGCTACACCCAATCGTTCGGACTTGACTTTCAAGTTTGTTACAGGTGGCGAAATACGTTTCTTTACAGGTGAACGCTTGGATAACTTTCGTGGTTTACGTTTGCATAATGTTATCATTGACGAAGCAGCATACATACCACATTTGCAAGACGCTTGGAATAACGCAATAAGGCCAACGCTAACGGACTTTCAAGGTAAAGCCATCTTCATATCAACACCAAGAGGAAAAGACTTCTTCTATGGCTTATATTTGCGTAACGAAGGAGATTGGCAATCATTTAAATATACAACCTATGATAACCCACATATTAAAACTCAAGAGATTGATGAAGCTCGTGCTTCACTACCTAAAGCAGCGTTTGAACAAGAATACCTTGCGAACCCGGCAGAGAATGCAGCTAACCCTTTTGGTATTGATTTTATTAGGCAAAACATTTCGTCGCTATCCAATAGCAATGCTGTTTGTTATGGTATTGACCTTGCTAAATCTTACGATTATACTGTTATACTTGGGTTTGACCACAATGGCTACGTTTGTCATTTGGATAGGTTTCAGTGCGATTGGTCTGCTACGAAAGCAAAAATACGGCAATTAGATAACGTACCGAAGTTGATTGATGCAACAGGTGTAGGCGACCCGATAGTTGAGGAGTTGCAACGTGAAGACCATTTGATTGAAGGGTTTAAATTCACAAGCACAAGCAAACAACAATTAATGGAAGGATTGGTTACTTCTATTCAGCAGAACGCTATCAAATATCCCGATGGTATTATTGTCGATGAATTATCAATCTTTGAATATCTATATACTGCGAATGGTGTAAAGTATTCAGCACCTAATGGAATGCACGATGACTGCGTATGTGCTTTGGCATTAGCTAATAAAATATTTATAAAATCGCAATCATTCGGTAAATACGCATTGATTTAGTATCTTTGTGATATGAGAGATTTAGCGTTTAAGTTTTTTCACGAGATGAAAGCTGGGCAAGTTGTTGCGATTAAAGAAATTGCAAAAAAAGATCCCGAAGCATTTAAGCAATATTTAAAAGATTACATTGACTTGGGCGGTCATATAACCGTTTCGAGTGATTGGAAGAAGTTTCGTAAGGATAGCGATCCAAAAGATTTTGTATAGGAACGTAAGGTATGTTCCTTTTTTTATACACTTATATTTATTAATATGAAGCATTGGAATAATTTAACCATTGAAGATTATCAGCACATCTACGGAATTATTGTAGATGAAACATTGAATGACTTTGACAAGGAGGTTAAACTCGTTGCGCTGGTTAATGAATTGACCGAAGAAGAAGTAGATAATTTGCCTATTGACAAATTCAAATCAATGAAAGATAGCCTTGCATTCTTACACGATGGCAAGATTGAAGGTAAGTTAAAAGGCATTATTAAAGCGAATGGTACTAAATACCAAATCTCTTTAGATGCGTTTAAAATAACCTATGGACAATATGTTGATTTGACTTCGTTTATGAGTGCAGACGGTGGATTGGTTGGTAATTTACATTTAATTATGGCATCGTTAGCTATGCCTGTTAAACGTAATTGGTTAGGCATTCCTTATGTTGATGGTTACGGTGCTAAAGCACATAACGAGGTTGCAGAAGATATGCTAAAAGCAAACTTTGCTGATTGCCATAATACTTGTATTTTTTTTTGCAAACTTATAAACGACTTAACAAAAGTTACGGTTCGTTATTCGGTAAAAGAGATATTGAAGAACAAGAAAGCAACGAAGGAGAAATTGAGAGAAATACTCAAACCTTTGAAGCAAGATGGGGGTGGGTATACAATGCAGAACTTATTAAAGGATTTGAAGGAATTGAATTAGATAAAGTTTGGGAATTGCCAATAATACAAGCATTAAACGCATTGGCATACTTGAAAGATAAAGGTCGAAACGAAAGACATCAGATAGAACAAATAAATAGAAAGAATGGCAGATAATTTAGGATTTCTTGGTGGTCTTGGACAAAGCAGAAGTGTTTTATCAACTGATGTTAGTTTTAGCAATGTAGAAGAAGTTCTAATTGTTTTTGCTAATCGAATTGCATTACAAGCTGAAAAGAATTTGCGTTCAAACAAACTTGGTAGAGATACCAATGCAAGTGGTACTTTATCTGAAAGCATACGAGTAACACCTGTAACATTTATGGGTGGTGATTATTCTATTGAAATTGCAATGGCTGATTATTGGCAATGGGTTGAAGCTGGTAGAAGACCGGGTAAAAGACCACCATTACGAAACATAGTACAATGGATAAAAGATAAACAGTTGCGACTTGACGATAAAGGAACTACTGCACGAGGTTACAAACGCGAAGGTACTTTAATTGCATCAAGTAGAAAGAAAGTATTAATGGGCAATAGGAAGGTTTCGATATTAGAAGCAACTGCTTACAAGATAGCAGCTAAAATTGGAAGGTTCGGAACAAAGGCAACAAACTTTTTATCTGATGCAGTAGATGACTATAATAACGAATTAGTAAAAGAAATGGCGAAGGCTTTAAAGCGTGATGTCGTTACAATCATAAACAATTCAACAAGAATACAAGCAAAATAAAATGGCAATAACCTATATACAAACTCCGAAAACTTGGACACCTGTTAGTAATGACATGATTTACTATGTTCAAACGAATAGCGCAATTAGTAATTTATGGTTGGAAATTAATGTTCAAAGTTCATTAGTAGCAAGAATTAAACTTGTCGTAAACGACGATGGGTTTGCATATTGCGATATAAAGCAATTCTTACAATCATTTATTAAGAATGACCAAATACATTTCGATAATGTATTATGGAAGGCATTGAACGATTTAAGTTACTTTGTAAATTATAGTGTTGTTTGTGTTGAAACGATTGGTGGTACTGAATATCCCGACGATACAAGATATGCTTTTAACGGTCAAATTCCTTTTGTTGATTTTGTTGAATATGATGAACAATATAATACTTCTTTAAGCCCATTGGGTAAATTCTTAACCAATTCACCAAGAACATTAAAGACCGATTTTATTCGCACAAACTTTTTAAGTTATATTGATGGTAGTCCAACTGCTGTTAAGATACGTTTAAGAACATACGAAAGTGGCGCAATTATTCCAACTCAAGTTTATGAAATAGATATTGATGATTTATCTGCACTTGCTGGTATTATCGCACTGAATAAAGAAAGCATCGGTGGAGAAATTGTATTGTGGGAAAACGTATCTGAATTGTGGGAAGAATTATCACCACAAACTTGGGACGAAATTGGTGGGTTTATTATCAATCCAAATGTAACGCAATACGATATTTGCTTAATTGATACTGAAGGCGATGAGGTTACTGAAAGATTTACTTTTAAATATGAAAGTTATTGTTCTAAATACGAGAAAACGAATGTGTATTGGCAAAACTCTTTAGGTGGGTTCGATAGCTTCACTTTTAATATGGTTAAAAAGAAGCGATACAACATTGATAGAAAATCTATTCAATCGAATCCATATAATTTCACAAACGAAGGATATTCACAACACACAGGCAACGTCTTTAATTTATCAAATCAAAATTATTTTAGCAATTATAACGAAGCAGTAGTTTTAAATTCTGATTTACTTACAAACGAAGAACATGCTTGGATGTGGGAACTTGTAAAAGCACATTCAATTTACATTGAACAAGTTATTAATGGAGTTAGTTATTACATACCGACCACAATAAAAGCGACTAACTACGAACCAAAAATTAGAATAGTTGATGGTTTGCAAAATATTACGATTGAATTAGAATACGGTTACGACAATATCAAGATAACTAAATAATGGCTACACAAAGAACGCAAATATATTTAGAGGGCGTTGCTCTTGATTTAGATAGAAATGTTGATATTGATTTTACTTATTCAATTACCGATATTTCTGATTTCGAGAAACGCACAACAACTTATTCTAAAACGATAGTTCTTCCGGGTACTGCGCACAATAACTTTTTATTAGGTAATTACTTTGATTTCAATATCAATAATGATTATAGTGATATAGTTAATAACGTAGGTGTAAACTTTAACCCATTAAAGAAAGCATTTGCAAAAGTTACTCTTGATAACGTAGAAGTATTTGTAGGTGTTTTAAGGTTATTAGAGATAACTTCTAAAGACGGAGAGATACAATACCAATGCGCACTATTCGGTTCTTTAGGTGGCTTATTTACTGCATTAGGCGATAGATTACTGACTGATTTAGATTTAAGTGATTTAGACCACACTTACGATATAACTACAATCACTAATTCTTGGAACACCACCGATTTGGTTGCTGATGGATTTGTTTATCCAAGTGCAAATTATGGTATTGGTGTAAATGATGATGAAAACCAATATGATGTTAGAAATTTTAGACCTGCTGTTTCGGTTAAAAAGATTATTTGATGAAATTATTGCACAAGCTGGTTATACATATCAAGGAGATTTTTGGAATACAAATAATCTAAATAAATTAATTCTTCAAAATGGAGAAGAAAAGTTTAGTGCTTTTTACGATGAGTTAGCTTCTGCGAGTTTTGTTGAAAGAACTACAAATGGAATAGTTCAAATAAATGCAATAGATTCAAATGGTTTAACTATAAACACTACAACCGATAAATTTATAAATAATACAGGTAGTACTATAAATTTAAAACTAACATATAATATTTATGGTACTAACTCGATGGCTATATTTCTTTCTTGCTATCTTGTCACAACAATATATGATGCAGCAACTAATTATAAATCGGGTGCTTTAGATTTTTTAAGTTATGGAACAGGAACAACTATTGAGGAAAATATAGTATTTACAAGAAACATTGTTTTAGAAGATGGTGAAAGTTTACAATGGTATTTTTCATATAGGGATATTTTAGGCGGAGATTTAGGAGAAGGTTATACTTTAAAAAATACATCGACTGTTACTGCAAACGCAATATCTTCAACTTCTAAAGTACCTGCAATTTACAATACAACTATTCTTGGTTCTTCAATCGTACCCGAAGGAATTAAACAATCTGATTTTATTAAGAGCATTATTAATTTATTGAATTTATATATAATTCAAGACCCCGATAATGAATTTGATTTGACCTTTATACCATACAATGAATTTTATACAAATGATATAATTGATTGGACTGATAAAAGAGATTTAGCAAAAGGATTTAGTATAAAAGGTTCAAATGAATTTATACCAAAATCATATTCGTTTAGATATAAAGACGATGCTGATTTTTATTGCAAAACTTATAAAAATAGATATAATGCAAATTACGGAGATTTAAAATACGAAACTCAAAATCAATTTAGCAAAGATGATACACCGATTGAACTTCCATTTTCTTTAGCACCTGTTGTAAATACCGGGAATAGCACAAGATTAATGGCTCAATTATATGATATAAATACCGATGGTACTTATAAACAAGTTAAGTGCAATCCTAAATTGTCTTTTTGGGGTGGTATAAAAACAGGTGCAACAACATATTCTATAAAAAATGGAGATACTGTACTTGCTTCGGGTTTATATAATTACGGATATGCTGGGCATATTTACGACCCTGCTACAACAAGTGTTGGTTTATTATGGGATTTATGTTTTTCTCCACCAAGAGAGGTTTACTTTAACATACCTATTTACCCAACATTAAACCTTTATCATTTTTATTATAAGCAATTTATTGATAGTCAAAATAACAAAGATACGAAATTGGTAACACTTTATTTATTGCTCAACGCCATTGATATAATGAACTTGAGTTTCCGTAAGTATGTGCGAATGGACAATAGTATTTATTACCTAAATAAAATTGATGGTTATAATCCATTGGGTAACGAATTAACAAAGGTTGAATTATTACGACTTGTAAGTATTGAAGACCTTGATGTTTATGTTGAATATACACCAAGCCCTATTGAGGGATTTTTGTCATACCCAAGGGTTACATTAGATAAATCATTACCATTCAATAAATCTTTTATAGTACAATGGCAATTTAATGCGTCTGGCACAATTACAAGTGGAACACAAACCATTACAGTAGGCGCGGAACAATTATTTGGGAATGGAACACCCGTTGTAGGTAGTGGTGTTGACGGATCTTTTGAGTTTATTAGAATACTTGAGCCAGCTACCGATGAAGGTTATATTTATATATATGGTGGGGATTATAGCACCTTTTAAAAACTAAACGATGGCAACTGAAGAAATAGCGTTAAAGATAACGACCGATGCTTCCCAAACGGAAAAGTCGGTCAAAAGTATAAGACAAGAATTAAGGGAAGCGCAACAAAGTGCAATAGCTTTAGGTAGACAATTTGGAGAACTTTCACCCGAAGCATTAGCTGCTGCAAAAAAGGTAGCAACATTAAAAGATGAAGTAGGCGATTTAAGAAATAGAATTGATGCTTTAAATCCCGATGCTAAATTTAAAGCATTTAGTCAATCATTACAAGGAGTTGCAGGTGGCTTTGCTGGTGTTCAAGGTGCGATAGGTTTATTCGGTACTGAAAGTAAAGAACTCGAAAAGCAATTACTGAAAGTTCAAAGTGCTTTAGCGTTATCTCAAGGTTTAGATAGTTTATTAGAAGCAAGAGATAGTTTTAAAACGCTTGGTGCTATTGTAAGAACAAATGTTGTTTCAGCATTTAGCACATTAAAAGGTGCGATTATAGCAACAGGTATTGGTGCTTTGGTCGTTGGTGTTGGTTTATTGATTGCAAATTTTGAAACAGTTAAGAAAGTTGTTTTAAATTTTATACCCGGACTTGCAAAAGTTGGAGAATTTGTAAGCAAATTGGTAAATGAGATTACTGACTTTGTTGGTGTAACAAGTGAGGCATCTCGTGCTTATGATAAACTTGCAAGGTCTACAAAAGCTGGTAACGAAGATATAGATAGAAGAATTGCTTTATTAAAAGCACAAGGTGGTCAAGAAACTAAAGTTGCTGAATTAAGTAAGCGAAAAGCCGAAAACGAATTAAATGTTTTAAGAGCAAAATTAAAATCTGAAAAGTCATTAAACGAAGAAGATTTAAAACAATTTAAAGACCTTAAAAACCAAAAAGCAATAATTGATGCTGAAGAACAAGCAAGGTTAAATGAACTTGCTATTAAGCGACAAGAAGAAGCAAGAAGAAGACAAGAAGAAGCAAATAAAAAAGAAGAAGAACGTAGGGCAGGAGAAATAGAAAGATTAAAAGGTGTTGAAGCTATTCGTGTTGGTATAACTAAAACAGCAGATGACGATTTAACAAAATCAAAAGTATCGCAATTGGGTGCGCAAATGATTGCGAGTGATGCTGCTAAATTAAAAGAACAAGACGATGCGATTGCATTGCTTCGATTTAATGAAGAAATTGCAAGATTAAATAAAGAAAGAAAGCAAAAAGAGTTAGAAGCATATATAGGTTTATCTAATGACCTTGCAGATATTGTAGGTAAAGAAACAGCAGCTGGAAAGGCATTAGCTATTGCAAGTGCAACAATAGATACCTATTCAGCTGCAAACAAAGCGTTGAATGCAAATTATGGTATATTTGGACCAGTTGCTCAAATAGCACGTTTCATTGCAGTTACAGCTACTATCGCACGAGGTATTAAAAACGTGAAAGCTATTGCATCTGTAAAAACACCAAGTGGAGGTGGAGGTGGTGCGCCATCTTTGCCGGGTGCTGGAGGTGGTTCGGGTGGAAGTGCATTGCCAACACAAGCACCAATAGGCGCAGCAGTACAAGTTACAAATACGCAAACACTTGGAACGACTGACGTTAATGTGCAAAATCAAAGCGCAGTAAAAGCATTTGTTGTTGAACGTGATATTACTGATAGTCAAGATAGGATATCAAAAATTAAGGCAGCTGCTACATTATAAACAAATTTATATTTAATAATATGGACTTACCTATTTATAAACTTATAATCAGTTCGGACTTGGAAGACGAAGCCGAAGTTGATTTTGTGGCATTGGTTGATAGACCTGCTATACAACGAAATTTCCTTGCTTTTAAAGAACGACAAAAGTTCGAGATTATAAGCGAAGACAAACGTATTTTAAGTGGCGCATTAATGATTGCAGATATGCCTATTTATAGAAACAATGAAGAATTTGGTGAACATTACGTTGTATTTGATGCAGATACTATTCAACAAATTGCAGAAAAGTTTTTCAAGAAAGGTTATCAGTCAAACGTAAATGAAATGCATGATTCTTCTAAAGCAATCGAAGGTGTTACAATGTTTGAAAGCTGGATTGTAAATCGTGATATGGGTAAGATGCCAATCAAAGGATTTGAAGACGCAAAAGATGGTTCTTGGTTCGGAAGTTACAAAGTAGACAACGAAGACATTTGGGCAAAGGTAAAGAGTGGAGAATTTCAAGGATTTAGCGTAGAAGGTATTTTTGGCTATGCTGATAGATTGACAAAAGAAGAATTAATGGTTTCTCAAATCAAAAATATATTGGCACAAGCTGGTATTTAAGTTGCACAATACAATCAATTATATATTTATACTTATACTTAAAAAATTATGGAAGCAAAAAAAGCATTAGAACAAATCAAAAGTTTGTTGTTTGCAGACCAAGTTGCAGAAGTAGTTTCACAAGAAGAAGTTGCTATTGAATTTGCTGAAGGCGTTTTAGCCGATGGCACTATCGTTAAATTCGACAAACTCGAAGTTGGTGGTATTATTTCAGTTGTAACTCCTGATGGTGAAATTCCTGCTCCTGTTGGCGAACACGAATTAGAAGATGGTACTATGATTATAGTATTAGAAGAAGGCATCATTGCCGAAGTTAAAATGGTAGAAGCTGACGAAAACGAAATTGAAGTTGAAGTTGAAATGTCTGAAGAAGATGAAGATGCTAAACCTGCAATTGAAGAAGAAGTTATTGCTGAACCACAAGTTGACCGTTTCGCAGAAATTAGCGAAGCATTCAATTCTAAACTTGCTGAAGTTGAAAGCAAAGTTGATTTGCTAAATGACGTTACCAAGAAATTGGTAGAGTTTATGGACGCATTCGCTAAAGTAGAAACTGCACAAGAAACACAAGCACCTAAAAATGCTTTTTCGGCGCAAAACAAAGTAAGCAAAGCCGATGCCTACAAAAAATTACAAAATATTTTTCAAACACTTAAAAAATAATTAAAATGGCTTTAGATTTAACAGGTTTAACCAACTATGTAAAAGAGAACGAGCAACAACTTGCTACCTCTTTAGTATTCAAACCAAAAACTGCTCAACTTATTGAGGGTGCTGGTAACGTTATGGTGGGCGTAAAATCATCAGAAAAAATTAACATTATGGAAACCAATGCGGTATTCCAAGCAGGTGGTACTTGTGGTTTTTCTTCAAGTGGTACTACTGCATTTACCCAACGTTCAGTTGCTCCGGGTAAAATCAAAGTAAACGAAAGCATTTGCCCTAAAGCATTTGAGGCGAAATATACTCAAAAAGCATTACGCGCTGGTTCTTACTATGATTATATGCCATTTGCTGACGAATATTCTGCAAAGAAAATTGAAGTTATCGGTGCTGCATTAGAAACTGCTTTATGGCAAGGTGATACTGCATCTTCAAATGCTCAATTAGCACGTTTCGATGGTTTATTGAAACTTATTGCTCCAAGTGGAACTCCTGTAACAGGTGTTGTAGTTGGTAATACTTCTGAAGCAACTTCAATTACTTCTTCTAACATCATTGGTTTAGTTGATGACGTTTATACTGCGATCCCTGCTTCTATCGTTGCAAACGGTGATGTAGTTATCTTTGTTGGTATGGATACTTTCCGTACTTATACTGTTGCTTTGAAAGAAGCTAACTTGTTCCATTATGCTGCTGAAAGCGTTGATTTCGAAATTGTACTTCCGGGTACTAACGTGAAATTAGTTGCAGTTAACGGATTGAACGGAACTGACCAAATGGTTGCTACTCGTTTGTCTAACCTTTATTTAGGTGTTGACTTATTAAACGAAGAAGAAAGATTTGAATTATTTTACGCAAAAGAAGCTGACGAAATGCGTTTTGTTGCTGAATTTAAAATGGGCGTAAACTATGCTTTCCCAACTGAAGTAGTTTGGTTTGGTTTAGCAGAAGCATAATTAAATAATTAAATTTTAACATAAAAAGGGTGGGTGTAAATTCGCCTACCCTTTTTTAATAACTCGAAAAAAATATGGCTTGTGCTTTAACTCAAGGGTACACTTTAGATTGCAAAGACAGTTTAGGTGGCTTAAAATCAGTCTTATTTATCGAAAGCGAAAACGTATCAGTTGCAACCGAAACGGATGGTGTTGTAACTGACATTTCTTTAGCAGTAGGTAAATACTTCTACAAATACGAATTAGTAAAAGAAACTTCACAATTTACTGAAACTGTAACTGCTTCAGTTCAAAACGGAACTATTTTTTATGCTCAAGAATTGACTATCGTTCTTAATAAGTTACAAGCAAATACTCGTAATGAGATTTTGTTACTTGCTAAAAACAATTTAGTAGCGATCGTTGAAGATAAAAATGGCAAGTATTGGTATTTAGGTCAAGATGGTGGATTGGATATTTCGGGTGGTACTGCTGCAAGTGGTACTGCTGCTGGAGATAGAAGTGGTTATGAATTAACTTTTAGTGGTCAAGAAAAAGAACTTGCTCCCGAAGTTTCTTCATCAATCATTGGTGGTTTGATTGACTAATCAAAACTGATTAAAAAAGAAAAGGGTGGTTGCTTAATTGCTTCCACCCTTATTTGTTTATAAGCGTTCTAACGGACTTTCGTAATACGCTTCATTTTGGTCGTGTCCACACCCACCATCGTCGTAACCATCGGTAAAGTTTTCCTCACTTTCTATTTCTATTGCATATTCTTCTTCTTCAATAAAAGAGTTTAGTAATTGCTTTGCGTGTTTTATTGTTCCTATTGAATATCCGTAACAATAAGCGTGTCCTTCTGATTTTGCATCTAATACATCTTCGGTATGTTTTTGCGATGCTTCTAAAATTTTGAATATTGATTTTAGTTGTTCTAATTGTAATAGGTTCATTTTTTTATTTTTTATTGGTTTTTACTTGATTTACTTTTGCATTTACATAATCACAAAGACCTGCAAATGCGATTAACCCAACGAATGGGATTGCTAAAAAAATTGCGATTTCTAAAGTCATAATTTTTTGTTTTAGTTGTTAATGATTTTCAAATCTACTAATACTTTTTTAATTACAAAACTTTTTTTCACTTTTTTTCATATTTTTTTTTAGCATTGATTATCAATGAGTTATTAACACATTTCAACAAGTGTTCAACAAATGCCAACAAGTGTTCAACAGAATTCAACA